ACATTTCCGGCACCCTCTTTTAATCTTTCTACATTTACAACGTCACCAAAATTGCCGTTCACAATCTTATCTATTGCACCACCAGTATTGGTAATCACTCTTCCAATTTCTTCATCAGAATAGGATGCTTTATGTTCGACAGATACTTGATTTGGCATATATAATTGAATAGATGCAGCAAGTCTTTTGGTCGGCGCTCTTTCAATAGACAGGGTAGATGATTCTCTGGATGCAGTTGAACCCTGTCCAGTTTGTGTGTTGAAACTACCCTTTGGGAACTTGATTTTAGATTTCTCTTGTACGTTAATAAAAAATTGTGTGTAATGTCCAGATCGCTCGGTATTACCAATATCACTTGGATAACTAAGATCGCCACCATAAACCCTTTTATGGTTGGCGTTATTAATTTTGTTTGTAGCATTTCCCATCTAAATAGTCCTATAACCTGTGAAAGTATTTATACCGCATTATGGCATACAAACCCTACAAAGGAAGATATAAACCTTCAAAACCCCAAAAATACAAGGGCGACTCCGATAAGATTATTTATCGTAGTAGTTGGGAACGTAGGTTTATGGTGTACTGTGATAGAAGTGACAATATCCTAGAATGGGGTAGTGAAGAAATAATCATACCCTACCGTTCCCCTCTGGACGGCAGAATGCACAGGTATTTCCCCGATTTCTATATCAAAGTCAAACAGGCAGATGGTTCAATCAAGAAAATGATTATTGAAGTCAAACCGAAAGCACAGTGTGGGCCTCCCGCTATTCCTCAACGCAAAACCAAACGATTTATTACAGAAGTTCGTACATGGGGTGTGAACAAAGCAAAGTGGGAAGCAGCGATAGAATGGTGCAACGATAGACAGATGGAATTTAAGATTCTCACAGAAGATCATCTATGTTAACGTATAAATAGATGTATGACTTACTTCGATGACTTACTAGAAAAGACAGGTGGTAAGGAACGCTCGGTTCGTTGGTTTAGAGAAAAAATCAAGGAAATGGGTGAACCCCCAACTAGACAACTCGTGGCAGAGGGGTTGATTACTCAGCGTCCTCAATACGGGCGTATGAACTTTTTTTACTATGATGCAAAAGGTAAAAATGAGTTACCTTACTATGATAGATTTCCTCTGGTTTTGCCAGTTGGAAATGCACCACAAAATGAAGGATTTATCGGATTGAATTTTCACTACTTGTCTATACCCATGAGACTCAAACTACTCAACGTGGTATCAGAATATTCATCCAATGATGAGATGAATGAGGACACACGAATTAGATTGACATGGAATCGTATCAAGAGAAATCCACTAGTCAAACCAACAATAAAACGGTATCTTGCTAACCATGTACAATCCAGATTTAGAGTTATTACAGCAGAAGAAATGATGGCGGCAGTACTATTACCAGTGCAGAGATTTGTACCACAAGGTGTGGAACAGAAAGTCTATGCAGATTCACGGCGTATGGCAAATTCGCCTAGGAGACTATAATGGCGTATTTCAATTTACAAAATCTTATATCAAACATTTCTAGAAATGGGATGTCAAAACAAAACAAATTTGAAGCAGAGATTTTGTTTCCTTCAATTGTAGAACAAGCATATCGAGGATCTAGTGTGTCTACATCAGTAAAGATAAAAAGTATTACTATGCCTGGAAGAAACATTACAACCACAACGAATGATACTATCTATGGGCCTACTCACGAACTTGCTGGTGGACTATCATATGCAGATTCGGTAGACATTACATTCTATCTATCAGAAGATTTGAATGAGAAGAAAAGATTTGATGCCTGGCAAGAATGGATATACAATCCAAGAACATACAATCTAAATTTCTATGAAGATTATGTTTCTACGATAAACATTTATCAACTTGGAGATGACTTAGAAAGAAAATATGGAATATCTCTATTAGAATGTTTTCCCAAGACAATAAATCAGTTAGATTATTCTAACGAATCAGCAAGTGCAGTACATGACTTAACTGTGGCATTTGCATTCAAGGAATGGGTTGAGTTGACACCACGAGGTACTGAAGCGAAAAGAAGAGCACCAGCAGTACCAGAAACAGCACCTGTTGTGACATATCCACAAAATCCAGTTGATAGAGATTTAAGAGCACTAAACAACCAAAAACGAAACGTAGCTGAAGCTATGGCTCAATTAAACGCATTCGCAGACGATGCTTCTGCTTAACGAATAAATAATAATACATTATGAGGAGTATATAATATGGCATTACCATTGCTAAAAACGCCAAAACATGAATTGACAATTCCATCCACAGGCGAAAAAATAGAGTACCGTCCTTTCCTAGTAGGGGAAGAAAAATCACTTTTACTTGCTCTTGAAACAGGTAAGGATCAAGAGATAAGTGAGGCAGTCATTCAGACTGTAAAACAGTGTACGTTTGATAAGGTAGAAATAAAAAAGATGCCGATGTTCGACATCGAATATGTCTTTCTTAACATTCGTATGAAATCAGCGGGTTCAGAGGTTGAAGTAAAACTTTTGTGTCCTGATGATAATGAGACATATGTTGCAACAACAATCAACTTAGAAGATGTAAAAGTACATTTTCCAGAAGGGCATGATAATAACGTCAGACTGACAGATGATATTGGATTGGTTTTAGATTACCCAAGTATTGATATGACAGGTGACTTGATGGGGGTTGGTGCAGATACAGCATGGACAATCATTAAGAGATGTATCAGACAAATCTATGATTCAGAAAATGTGTATGAACGTGCAGATATGGATGACAAAGAATTAGATGAGTTCTTGGGGCAGTTGGATGCATCCATGTTCAAGAAAGTTGAACAGTTTTTTATGACAGTACCAAGACTAAAACATGAGGTGAAAGTAACTAACCCAAATACTGGTAAAGAGAATGATATCGTAGTTGAGGGGTTGTCGAGTTTTTTCGTCTAGCCCTTTCACATGATAACTTAATGAATTATATGAGAGTGAATTTTGCACTGATGCAACACCACAATTATTCATTAACAGAACTTGAGGAAATGTTGCCATGGGAAAGGGAAGTCTACTTGAATATGTTACAACAACATATTGAAGATGAAAATATGAGATTAAGACATAACAAACTTAATAAAGGGTAGAGAGATGGCAGAGAAGAAAACAGTTACCGTTGATGAGGCGGTTGCGAAAAAAGATACTAATGGTGATGGACACATTTCCTTAGAAGAGATGGAGATGGATTTGGAATTTAAGAGAAAAGCACTTGAAGATGCAGACGCCCGTAGAGATGCAATGCGTCAGATGGCATGGTTTGCCCTCTGGGGTATGTTACTGTATCCGTTTGCAGTGGTTATTGCAAACTGGATTGGATTGGATCAAGCATCAAAGATTCTGGGTGATATGGCGGCAACATATTTTGTTTCAGTTGCAGCAATCGTTGCGGCATTCTTTGCTGGTAACGCATATTCAGACAAAAAGAAATAAGGTGTAAGTAAATGGCAACTCTAGCAGATGTAACCAAACAACTCTCAGAATCAACCACAGAGAGTGTTGCAGAAACCAAAAAACTGAATAAGTCGAATGTAACACTTCGTGGTAATGTTGTTGATTTGAAAACAGCAGTTCAAAATTCAGCAAAAGCAACAAGTAGAGTTGAGTTTTTAGAAAGTCTGTTAGATAAAAACAACGTAGGTTTAGCAGATACCTTCAAGGATACTCTGATGGGCCCACTTGGTTCTCTTGCCGATGCAATCCCTGGCAAAGCATTCTTACTACCATTCCTTAAACTTGCGGCACAGAGAACTCCACTAAAAGGTATGTTGGAACGTAGAAGAGATGACGCTCGTGACAAACTACAGACAACAAAGGCAACCACTGCAATTGAACAATCTGGTGCAAAGTTTGGTAATGAAGAAGAGAAACAAGCGGCAATCGAAAGATTAAAACTTGAGATGCAGAAAAAAGAACAAGAAGTTCAGATTGCAGAGAAGAATAAACAAATATCTGAAATGCTTGGACTTGAGATTGACAAGTTTGATTCGATTGTTGGTAAAACAGAAGAAGTAGAAAAAAAGACAAAGAAATCTGCAAAGGGTGGTGATACGGTTGGTGCTGCTGTAGGTGGCAGTGATGACGGTGGCGCTGCTATGGTTGAACAACAAAGAGATACAGAACGAGCATCAGAAGCAAGACACCGTGAACTCATTGATGCTATCAAAGGTGGTGGTGGGGGAGATGCACCAGCGTCCACAGGAGAGGGCATGGACGGGCCCATTGGTGGTGTAGGTGGTGTTATCAAGTCTATTGGTAAAGGATTTAAATATCTAGGTAACAATCTAAAATCAATCGCAAAAGGTGCCCTTGCAATGGCACTCATGGGTGCATCCCTGATACCATTTGCACTTGCGGCAATAAAATTCAATGAAGTAGAATGGGAATCACTTGGTAAAGCAGGTGCTGCTCTACTAGGACTTGCTGGTGTTGCATTTATACTTGGTAAGGCATCTGGTTCTATGATTGTTGGTGCTGCTGCAATTGCTATTCTTGGTGGTGCATTGTGGTTAGCAGGAAAAGGTTTTCAGCAGTTTGCAGAACTTGATTGGACAACTATCGGCATGGGTCTTGTTGCAATCGCTGGATTGGGTGCAATCGCAGCAGTAATGGGTCTTGCGGCACCTCTAATTATTGGTGGTGCATTTGCAATTGGTGCTCTTGGTGTTGCATTGATACCATTTGCATATGCGGCACAAATGGCGGCGCCTGCAATGACAGAGATCGCAGAATCGTTTGGACTATTCGCAGATGTTCCGATAAAAACTATGTTAATGGTGCCTGTTGCACTTGCAGCAGTTGGTGCTGCTCTGGTTGCAATGTCTGCTGGTAACTTTGTTGGTGGTATTCTTGACGGTATTGGTAAATTGTTTGGTAACGAATCGCCCGTTGACAAAATTGTTAGAATGGCAGATTCTGCTCCTAATATTATTGCACTTGGTGCTGCAATGAATAGTTTCGGTGATGATGTAGATGCTATGATGTCTGGACTAGATAGACTTGATCCAGCAAAAATAGACAAACTAGATGACTTCTCAGATAAGATTGAAAACTTCGTAGACTCCATGCCTGGCGTTATTGGAACTGCAAAGATTGCTGCGTTTGCAGTAGCATTTGCATCTATCGCTGCATCGGCAGGAATTGCACCAGCAGTTGCAAGTGGTGTAGAAGCAGCAACTGGTGAAGTTATTGAAGTACAACAGAGTCCGAAAGCATATATTGCAAAACGACAGAAACAAAATAGTGGTCAATCACAGGCATCTATGAACACAAGAGTAAAGTCGATTGATAATGAAATGAATCAGATTGCAGAACAACGTGCTGCACTAAGAGAAGAACACGACAGTTTACCATTTT